TCCTGGCGATGTTGAAGCAGCCACCAAAGCTCTTTTTGTTGTTTGCCTTGAGCAACTCTTTGACCGAACAATCTACATCGAAAAGATCACCCGATGACCTACGCAACAGACCCTTTGTCTCAGTGCATCGGCAAGGACAAACTGCCGACAAAAGATGTTGCCATGCTGATTGTTGGCAGACGCAGGGAAAGGCCAATGGATGCCTACAAGTGTCCGCACTGCGGGTTTTGGCACGTTGGCCATGCGACACCCAAAGTAAGAATTTTCAACCGCGCACCAAAGGAGAGTAAATGAAAAAACCCGTAACTCAGATGCAGCGTCTCAAGATCATCTTGTCACGCAAAGGTGGAGCAACAGCAGCCGAGATCGCTAGATTCCTGCCCACCACAAGCCCTCACAGCAAGATGGCCAGGCTAACCCGTATGTACGGCTGGACAGTGCTGAAAAAAGACCGTGGAGACGGTACGAAGCAATATTTTGGCAAGCCGCCAAAGACCTTAACTTAACCAAAGGAGAAAATCATGAAAAAAGCAATTTTGGCAATCTATCTATCAACCTTGGCCAGCATGGTATGGGCTTCATGCACCACGCATACCATTACACAAAGCAATGGCCGCATGGTGACATGTACGACGTGTTGCTATGGTGCTAGTTGCACAACGAATTGTTTCTGATTACAATTGATTGAAACACCGGCTAGGCAGGGAGTAGCTACCCTGCCGAAAAGCGAACCTCCCCGCCTGCCGGACGTTTCTTCTTGGGGGCGTTTGAGGAGAGTGCTTTGCACTATTACCAATTTCATATTGGCGACTACAGAGCCGCAACCGCTCATCTATCCAACGATGAAGACTTAGCCTATAGGCGGTTGTTGGATATGTATTACGACACCGAAAAACCAATCCCAATCGATACCCAATGGGTTTCCAGGCGGTTGCGATTGGCATCCGAAACGGTTACATCTGTTTTACGAGATATGTTTGTGTTCACAGAGGATGGATGGACGCATTCTCGCTGTGATGCAGAGATTGAGCATTACCACCATTTGGCTGAGAAAAACCGTGAAAACGGCAAGAAGGGCGGCAGACCAAAAAAACCCAGTGGGTTGCCACTGGCAACCGACAGCGAACCCAAAAAAACCCTAACCAATAACCATGAACCAACAACCATTAACCAAGATATAGAACCTAAAGGTTCTTTGTCTGAAGCGGGGCTTCCGACTTGCCCACATGAGCAAATTTTGATTCTTTGGAAAAAACATTTGCCACACCTAACTCAGCCTCGGTCGTGGGAGGGTTCACGTAAAACGAATTTGCGTCAACGCTGGTTGCAGGCTGCCAAACCATCTGCGTACTCACCTGAAGGCTACAAATCTCAATCTGAGGGATTGACTTGGTGGGAATCATTTTTTTCCTACATTGCCAAGGAAACAACTCTTGCGAACGGTTTTCAAAGCCAAGGCCGAACGTGGTTGCCTGATCTCGAGTGGGTGGTCAACGCTACCAATTTTCAAAAAATCATTGATGGGAAGTACGCAAAATGAGTTTTAACAAACCTACCAAAGTCGAAGCCAATGATGATGATGAATACAAAAAATTGATGTGTTCATATCCTGGCTGCAAAAGCCGTTGGTCGGTGAGGGCTGACGCGCCTATGTGCAGCTTTCACCAATGGGGTGGTTCAGCGTCAAAAAGCAAAGAACTAGAACGCGACGATAAACAATGGTATGACAGTGAGAAATTTTGATGAACTATGAAACCGCAAAAAGAATCCTTGATCGCATTAAGGATGGCGACATCTACCCCAAATGGGTCATTGATACAGCACTACACCTCACAGGAGATTTGGAATTTGATGAGAGAAGCGGAGAGCCTCGAATGGGTGCAACGCTACAAAGCCAAAATCAAATCAGTGGGGAAACTCGAAGCCCGCAGATGGTGGATTAAGACCATCACTGACATTGAGCGAATTCGCGGAAAAGAAGCGGCTCAAGACCTACGAGACCGAATGAACAGGATTCAAAATGTTTCAAACGATATTCCACGTTGAAGGCAACCCTAGAGGCAAGGGTCGGGCTAGATTTGCAAGACGCGGGAACTACGTCACGACCTACACCGATTCCAAGACCGTTGACTATGAAACGCACATCAGAGCTTGCGCCATCAAAGCAATGGGGTCAAACAAGCCCCTAGAAACGCCTGTAAGCGTTTATTTATACGCAAGGATGCCTGTGCCCGCATCGTACTCAAAAAAACGATTAGAGGCTTGCATTTCGGGTGAGGTCAGACCAACCAAGAAGCCGGACGTTGACAATATCGCTAAAGCGTTCTTAGATGCTATGAACGGAATCGTCTACAAAGATGACATTCAAGTGATCTCCTTGCACATCACAAAGGTCTATTCGTCAGGCCCAGGCGTTGACGTTTTAATACGAGAAGAAGTTTTATGAACGCCCCTCACGCAGCCGTAGACTTCATTCTCAAAAACGCGCCTGAATACGCCAAAGCCAAAAGCCAGCGAATCTACCTAGAAGAATTCAGAAAAAGCAAAAAGGCTTTGCTGATGAAAGACGCGCTAGTCAAAGGCTACGAGGCAGCAAACGCACAAGAGCGCGAAGCCTATAGCCATCCTGACTACATCGAGCTTCTTGAAGGCTTAGCAGCGGCTATAGAGATTGAAGAATCTTTGAAATGGAAGCTGGAAGCGGCAAAGATGAGAACTGAGATTTGGCGTACAGAATCAGCCAACGCCAGGATGGAAGTTAAGGCGACAGAATGACCAAGGATGAAAAAGCCCACAAGCAGGCCGTTGCAGAGCTTGGCTGCGCTCTTTGCTACCACTTGCATGGCGATCATGACCCAGCACCTGTAGAGCTTCACCACCTGAGAGCAGGCGGCTGGGGTAAAGGTGATTACAAAACTTTGATACCACTTTGCGCTGAACACCATCGCGGAAACACTGGTGTGCATGGCTTGGGTACACGTGGATTCGTCAAGCACTATGGAATCACACAGCAAGAGCTACTTGATTGGACGCTTCTAAGGGTTTGTCCTAATAGCAACGCATAAGGCATTGATTGACAATAGCTTTGTAACTTTTATGGAAGCAATATGCAAATAGATATTTTTGGAAATAAATCAATTCTTGAGCAATGCAAAGAACTCTTTAAGCAACTTGAAAATGAGTCAATACAAACCAAAGTTGAATTGATTAACGATATTCGTGAAGAGCTGCATAAATATAGTCCATTTAATACTGAGCCAGTAGATTTTGTTCGTTGGATTAAAAATGATTTGGTTCAAGCGAATGATTACAACCCTAACAGTGTTGCTCCGCCAGAAATGAAATTATTAGAACATTCGATTTCAGAAGATGGATATACGCAGCCAATTGTCTCGTGGTCGCGTGACGGTATTTTTGAGGTTGTTGACGGATTCCATCGACATCGCGTTGGTAAGGAATCTGGTGTTGTTTGCTCTCGTGTTCATGGCTACTTGCCTGCCGTGGTTATCAATGGAAGTCGCCAAAACAAAAACGATCGTATGGCATCAACGATTCGCCACAACCGCGCTCGTGGAGAGCATAAGGTTGAATCAATGTCTGAAATTGTTGTTGAACTAAAACGTAGGTTTTGGTCGGATGAAAAAATCGCAAAAGAGTTAGGCATGGAGGCCGATGAAGTTTTGCGGTTGCAACAGGTAACAGGTTTGTCTGGCTTGTTTGCTGATTCTGAATTTTCAGAAGCGTGGGAAGCAGAGACTTTTGAAGAAGTGGAGGGTGTTGATGAACTTAGTGAGTGATTCGCCCCCGAGCGAAAGTGAAATTTGGCATCCTTGGTGGCTTTTGGAAGAAATAAAAGCCAATATGTGGGGAAACGTAAGCAACCGAAAAACATGGCTTGAGATTGCCGTATTGTTTACGGGAAACCACGATTTATATGGTGAGTGGATGCTAAAAGTTGCTGAAAAATGGAAATACTCATGCGAGCACAACCTAACAAAGCCAGGCGATAAAAGACCCTGGATAGGCCATGCAGCGGTTGCAATGGCAATTGGATGCCCAGAGGACATTGTTAGAGCAGCGTGGAGCCACTTAACACCTGAACAACAAGAGCTTGCAAATCAAAAAGCAAGTGAAGCAATTGAATATTGGAGAAGTAAAAATGCCTAAACGTGGATTAGGAATCAATGTGTTGCAAGCAGCGCAAGAGCGTATTGAGTGGACGTTTGATAACTTTGATCGAATTTATTGCAGCTTTTCCGCTGGCAAAGATAGCGGGGTTATGGTGCATTTGGTTTGCCAAGAAGCAAAAAAACGCGGTCGTAAGATTGGTTTGTTTTTTCTTGATTGGGAGGCCCAATTCAGCTTAACTATTAAATTTGCAGAACAGATTTACGCTGAATACGCTGGCAACATAGACCCTTACTGGGTTGCTGTGCCTATTAAAACTTGGAACGCTTGTTCAACGCACGACCCAGAATGGACGGCTTGGGACGAAGGCAAAAAAAACTTGTGGGCAAGACAAAAGCCAGAAATTAGCATCAAAGATGGCTCGCATTTTCCATTTTGGTATGAAGGCATCATGTTTGAGGAATTTGTCCCAACATTTGGCCAGTGGTACGCGCAAGGTCAAAAATGCGCTTGTTTTGTTGGCATCCGAGCTCAAGAAAGTCTTAACCGATTCAGGTCAATTAGCCGGAAAAAACCAACTTATGAAGGCAAGATGTTTACTACAAATGTAGTTGAAAACGTTTGGAATGTTTACCCAATTTACGATTGGAAAGTTGAAGACATTTGGACATATCACGCAAAGACTGGTAAGAGCCATAACAAACTGTATGACCGTATGCATCAAGCAGGAATGAAGCTAAGCCAAATGCGTATTTGCGAACCAATGGGAGACGAATCAAGAAAAGGCTTATGGCTGTATCAAGTGGTAGAGCCAAGTTTGTGGGCTAAGTTGGTGTTGCGTGTGAATGGAGCTAACACCGGAAAGATGTATAGCAATGAACGCGGTAACGTTATGGGAAACCACACAATAACGCTGCCAAAAGGTCATACATGGGAAAGTTTTGCGAAAAGTCTTTTGTCCAGCACGCCGCCAAAAACAGCGCAACACTACAAAAATAAAATCGCGGTTTACATCAAGTGGTGGACAGCTCGCGGCTATCCTGATGGTATACCGGACGAAGCTGATCTAAAGATTGAAAACGCAGGTAAAGCGCCAAGCTGGAGGCGTGTTTGCAAAACGCTTTTACGCAATGACTATTGGTGCAAATACTTGGGATTCTCCCCAACAAAAACAAGTGCGTACGCTAAATATGAAGACCTGATGAAGCGTCGCAGACTTGCATGGAACATTTTTGCTGACGAACTTAAGACTTAGGGTTTATCCTAATTCTCAAGACACCTAAGACCTATGACAATCAAGTCTTAGGAGGTACTCATGTTTTCACACGAAGTTTTGCTAGGCCAAGAAGGTAACTGGATAGACGCCAGGTTCTTTATCACTGATGGAGAGATAGAAGACCTGACGCTTTGGCTCAATGACGTCAACCTTACAAGTCTATTGATAGAGCCTTACGGATTGAAGGTAAAAAAAGACATTTACCAAAACCTGCCGAGAATAAAAAAATGGGACGAGTAAATCACTACGGAAAACTAGACGTAGTGAATTTACCAAGTGAAGTAAAAAAGATTTGGTACAGCAAAGACGTAGAACCAGAGCCATGTGAACCAATAGATTCTTACTGGCCAACAACTACAGATTGTGATCTGGAAATAAAAAAAGACTTTGCAAAGAGATTGCTTGAGATAACGCCATTAACCGAACAAGAAGAAAAAGTTATTTATCTTATTATTTTTGATAATGCAACATTAAGAGAAGCTGGAAAAGAACTAGACAAATCTCAAGAGCGGATAAGGCAAATTCTTATAAAAGCATTGAGAAGATTTAGAAATCACCAAGTAAAGCTAACTGGCGTGCCGAGCATAGAAATAGATGATCGAGTTATGCCGTGGTTTTGGTATCAACATGAAATGAAAAGGATTAGACATGAGCAGCGCTAATGCGGTAACTGAAAATATCAAGTTTGAAGCGCGTGTTGCTTCTTTTTATGAATTGAATGAGCAAGCCAGAAAAGATTTGCTAGAAGCCTTATCAAGAGTGTTTTATGAGCAAGGTAAAAAACACGACTTTTTAGTCTGGCGGGTTCAAATGCTGACGTACAAGTAAGAGCCATGAGCAAAGTAGTACCACTGGGCGCAACATGGGACGCAACAGCCGCGCTTAACAGTGCGCTAGAAGAAACGCTGCCGGAAGAGCAAGTCATGGTCGTAGTCCGTAAAGCTGACGGAACACGTTGCAAGTACATGGCAAACATCACCAACATGGAGGTGCACTGGGAAGCTGCCCAACTGCAAGATGACATCATGAAAGGCAGGTACAAAGGATGAGCATCACCGCAATGAAACAGGCGCTTGAGGCGCTGGAACTTGAAGCCTTGGCGTGTCGGTATGAAAAAGAACCAACACCCGAACACATTGCAGAAGCCATCGCTGCTCTACGCCAAGCCATAGCAGAGGCAGAGAAGCAGGAGCCTGATGCCTACGGCTATGCAAAACGCCTTGCTGTCGCAATATGGAAGCAGCACTACAAAGCCACTGCGCCACACTGGAAGCCGTTTGATGACTTGATGGGCGTGCTCACGCAGATTGACAACATGACCTCAGGACTGACCGCCCGACAAGAAAAGCAGGAGCCTGTAGCTTGGGACACAACCGACCAACCATTTAACGACTGGTGGGATGCTGATTACGATGACAGCACAAACCCTTTTGATAAAGAATCCCCAGCATATTGGGCATGGGCAGGGTGGCAAGCTGCGCTAAACACAAAGCGTGAATGGGTTGGGCTGACGGATGAGGAAATTCTTAAAGTGGCACGAGATCACTACAACCCACACCAAAGGCCGGAAATCTCATTTGCCCGAGCCATAGAAGCCAAACTCAAGGAGAGAAACACATGACACCAGTCTTCTCAGACCCACGCGAACCAAGCAAGTTATTTCCGCCTAATGGGCCGCTTGCTCCGCATGGCTGTGCAATTTGCAATGGCCGATTTGAAGTAGGGCAACAGTTTTACAACTACGGCCAAGGCGAGGTTGTCCACACGGCTTGCCGATTTTTACTGCCAAAGGAGAGAAACCAATGAACCAAAATCAATACGCAACCGAGCCAGACACCGCAGAATTGCTGCGCATCCGCAAACTACCAGAGCCCCTGCGTCTGGCTGAAGGTTTGGAAAAGACTATGCAGTGGCCGATACATGGCAAAGCTGCGGACTGCTTGCGCGAGATGTACGACTTGCTGATTGGCTGCGAGAACGAGATGCGCTACGCAGGCTGGAATAAGTACGAGGCAGACAATACCGCCCGCAATGGCGTGTACGAACAGATCAAACAGTTTTTGGGAGATAGCGTATGAGCAGATTCAAAGCCAAGGTAACCGAGGTCTCCATCTACATGGATGACGACTTTTTTATCACAACCGTATCAGCACCAGACAAGGGCTTGGGTGCGGCGCATGACGAAGCGCAAATAGGTGACTTGCACATGAGCCTGTTCAGTGCCGAGGAGTGGGCTGAGGTAAGCACGCTGATCGCGCAAGCGGTTCAGACAATTACAGAAACAACCAAGGAATCAACATGAGCACCAAAGAAGAACTGATCGCGCTGCTACGTCTATGCAACGCACCACCTGCTGCAATTGATGTGGCTGAAGCCGCCTACGAGTTAGGATACAAAACTGGCATGGCAAAAGCCAGTTTAGATAACATGGATTTCAAGCTACGTGAAGAATACGCAGCAGGTTTTGATTCAGCACCGGAGTAAAAATGAAATATTGGCCAGGCACAAACATCGCTAAAAGTAGCAACAACGCATTTGACTGGGGCAAACCATCTGATGCCATGCAAGACCATTTGAGACACGCAAAGCAGTCCCATGCAGGCTCTATAAACTCTAAAAAGCGCATTGCTATCGGTGTAAAACGAGGTGAGGCTTTCTATGCCAACCCGACAGAAACACCGTATCAAAAGAACTTCACGACTTACAGCAAGGCCGTACCAAGCAAAAATGCAAACTAAGGCAATCAGAGCATTATTGAGAGCCAACCCAGATGGACTAACCCTTTTAGAAATCCAAGCTCATTTCCCAAAGATGCATTTGGATAACCTGAGAAGGTTAGTTAAAGACTTACCAGATTCTTACATCGACAGATGGCAACCCGCACCTAGAAAGCAATACAGCGCAGTCTGGTGCGTACAGATTCCTCCGCCCGATTGCCCTCATCCAAATGAGAAAAAAGTCAAAATACAAACCGAAGCCGATTAACCCAGATGCTCATAACTGGGTGCTCTCAGGACTAAAGAAGCTGCCCGAAGTCGGCAACGTACTAACAACACTGAAAATCAAGACCTATGCGGCTTTGGATGAGATCAAGGCAGGCAGAGCAACTACAGACCACGTAGACGTGATTATTGCCGCCATGAACATGGCAGAGGCTTACGCAATGACGGGTAAGGGGGAAGACTGGAGAGACGAGATACGCGCGGCTCAGGACGCTTTATTCACGATGGCCAAGCGCGGTTTAGTCAAAGGAAGGTTCTTGTTTACGGGACAAGAAATGAACGCCATTGCCTTGGCGGTAGAGATTCATGGCCAACAACTTGACCAAAGCACCGTTCAAGAGCTTGAAAAGTGCGTCAAGATTGTTAGCGATGAGATCAAAAACAAACGCGCAAGGGTGATCGCTTAGTAGGTAAGCACATCAAAGTAAGCCAGCGCAAAGCAGCACAGGACAAAGGCGATTCCTACGGCAAGGGTAATGTCAGCAAATTTTTCGTTCATTTCTTAGCTCCGGTTGTTGATGTAGTTATTATCAAGTTATCAACAGGAATTCACACTAGGACAAACCCTAATTCACATCTAGTAAAAATTATGATATGTTGTAAAATGTGAGCAACTGGAGAAGCCTATGGGACTGCTAGACACTGGTGCAGAAATCGCCATCGAGATTAAAGCTCAAGAAGAATCCGACAAACTTGACCCTCAAGAGGTGATGAAAAACCGTGAGCACGTCAAGCAAAATTGGATGCTTGGCCCTGAGAAAACTCAGCAGCCAAACTCTGAATACTGGCGAAAACTAGCAACCGTCTGGCGAATCAGCCCAGATCAAGCAAAGCGCAACCTCTGCGCTAACTGCGAATACTTCAACGACAGCCCCGATATGCTGGCTCAGATGGAGCAGATTCCTGAAGACGCATACGACAAAGACGGTGGTGGTCGTGGCTGGTGCAATAAATTCGACTTCATTTGCCACAATCTGCGCGTTTGCCAAGCCTGGGAGCGTGGCGAGCAACCAACAGAAGAAGGTGAAGACTACGCTAACGGAGAAGACAATGGGAACGACTAATTCCAAAGCTCCAACCGCCAAAGAAGCCAAAAAGCTCGCTGAACAAGTCCGTAAACAGGCTGAATCTAAGGGCTGGCAGTCTATGGCCTACAAGTTTTCTGCACCGAAAGGCAAGAAATGAAAGGTTTGTACGCAAACATTGCTGCTAAACGCGAGCGCATTGAAAAGCAAAAAGCCGCTGGCAAGACACCAGAAAAGATGCGTAAGCCTGGCACTAAGGGCGCACCTACCGCTGCCGCCTTCAAAGCCGCTGCTAAGACTGCCAAAAAATGATTAAGCGCGGCAAAGAACAATTCTCTGGCTACAACAAGCCAAAAGCTACGCCAAGCCACCCGACCAAAAGCCATGCTGTATTGGCTAAGTCTGGTGACGAGGTGAAGCTGATTCGTTTTGGCCAGCAAGGTGTAAAAGGCTCACCAGATGGCTCAAAGCGCAATGAAGCGTTCAAGGCTCGTCATGCTGAAAACATCTCCAAAGGCAAAATGAGTGCTGCTTTTTGGGCTAACAAGGTTAAATGGTGAGGTGGATATGGATGGATTGCTTGGTGAAATCTTTGGTTCTGGTAATGTAGCCAAGCGCGAACTAACCGATTTGTTGGGGAATCCACTATTGAGCGCACAGCAAATGTCTGGAAATTTGAAAGACAAGCAAACGCAAAATGATGAGACTGCATTTCAAAATTGGATTCGAAACACAGATTGGTTTAAAGAGTTTAAATCTCAATACAATGAAGAGCCAGATTTAAACACGAAAGACTATGATTACAGGGCTGCATGGAGGGCTGGCGTACAGCCTGAACGCGACCCTTATGATGGCAACCGTTTTCATTGGCCTTCATCTCTTCCAGAGGGGCAAATGCTTAAATCAGCAGAGCATCCAACTGCGTGGAAGGAATACTTTATGAGAAGCACTGGCATCAATCCAGACGCGCTAAATTTAAAAACGCCAGAAGATGCGGCTAAATTTTTAAAGGGCCAAAAATGAAGATGAACAAAAAAGGCGAAGCCAAGACGGGCAAAGTCATGGGCGAATACAAAGACAAGGAATTGCACTCTGGAAAGGGTGGAAAGGTTGTCAAAAGCCGTGACCAAGCTATTGCTATTGCTCTAAGCGAAGCCGCTAAAGCAATGGGTCGTTACAAGAAGTAATTTTTAACCCGCTGATGTAAGTCTGCACTAACCTTGACCAACCTACGGGAGTCAAACATGAATAAAAAAGACGCTGGAAAACCTGAAAATTTAACCAATCGTGGTAGAGGAAGGCCACCAGGGGCGCTTAATAAGGCCACCAAGACGTTTAGAGAGACGGTTAGTAGGTTGCTAGAGGATAACGCTGAAAACGTCTCTAAATGGCTTACAGAGGTTGCTGAAGGAAACCCCGAAAAAGAACTCAAAGCAGACCCTAAAGGCGCTTTGACGCTTCTAGCTCAAATGGCTGAATACGCCACACCAAAGCTCAACCGCACCGAGGTTACAGGTCAAGACGGTGGGCCTGTTGAGGTGACTGGTATCACAATCAATCTGAAAAAGCCCGATGGAGCTTGAACTAGATTTCCCTGAGAAGCTGGGATTCTTGTTTGAGCCGCACCGATACAAGATTCTGTACGGTGGTCGAGGTTCCGCTAAGTCTTGGTCGGTTGCTCGGGCATTGATTGCCATAGCGGTACAGAAGCCAACGCGAATCCTGTGCGCTCGTGAGCTACAGAACTCAATCTCTGATTCGGTCATTGCTTTGCTTGGCGACCAAATCAAGGCTATGGGGCTGGAATCCTTCTTTGATGTGCAACGTACTGCGATCTATGGATTAAACGGCTCTGAGTTCAGTTTTGTGGGATTGAAGCACAATGTGACCTCAATTAAGTCGTTTGAGGGCGTTGACATTTGCTGGTGTGAGGAAGGCCAAGCTATCTCTAAGGTTTCATGGGAAACGCTGATTCCTACCATTCGCAAGCCAAACTCTGAGATTTGGGTCACATTCAACCCCGATCTGGACACAGACGAGACTTATAAGCGGTTTGTGGTCAATCCACCGCCAAGCGCCAAAATTTGCAAAGCCAACTGGTCAGACAATCCTTGGTTCCCGCAGGTTCTTAAAGAGGAACTAGAAGACCTGAAGGCTAGGAATATGGATTCCTATCTGAATGTCTGGGAAGGCCATACCCGCCAAATGCTTGATGGCGCGGTCTACGCCAACGAGCTACGCAAAGCCCAAGAGGAAGGGCGTATCCGTGAATTGATTGTTGATAAGTCAATTCCGGTTCAAACTTTCTTTGATTTGGGTTGGGCGGACATGACCTCAATTTGGTTTGTCCAGACGATTGCGGGTGGTGAGGTTCGGGTCATTGACTTCTATCAAAACTGCCAAAAGACAATCGACCACTACGCTCAGGTTTTACAGGACAAGGGCTATATCTACAAAGACTGGTGGCTACCGCACGATGCTGAAAACAAGAATATGACCGGAAAATCCGTGAAAGATATTCTTGAAGGCATGGGTAAACCAGTCAGGATTACGCCCAAGTTATCCATTGCTGACGGTATTAACGCAGCCCGCACCTTATTAAATCGCGCATTTATCCACGAAACTAACTGTGCTGACGGTTTACAGAATCTGCGTCATTATCGGTATGACGTAGACCCCAACACAAAGATGTTCAGCAATAAACCATTGCACGACCAACATAGCCACGCAGCCGATGCTTGGCGATATGTAGCCGTTGCCCTTGATGAGAATACAGGTTCATGGGGCAAATCAATCAACGTCATTCCTAAATGGGTGGTCTAAATGTTCATGATGAAGCAAGGCGACATTACTAACGCCAAACGAGTTGATGCGCTTGAGAAGCGGGTTGAAATGCTTGAAAATATGCTAAAAGCCTTACAATCTCAAGAACGCCCAAAGATCGGGCGACCAGCAAAGGTCAAAGATGAACTTAAAAGCGATACTCCAAGCTGAAATCGTTAATTCAATCGGATTTATCGAGAGTGAGACGGTAGAGCAGCGCAAGCAAGCCTTACAAGCCTACCTTCGCCAACCTTACGGGAACGAGGTCGAGGGTAAATCTTCTATCGTTACGGGTGAAGTCGCTGAAGCCATTGATGGCGCAATGCCTTCCTTGATGCGAATCTTCACAAGCTCGGATGAGGTCGTATTAGCCAACCCAACAGGCCCAGGTGATGAGGCCATCGCTAAACAGGTTACTGACTACCTGAACTACATTTTCCTGCAAGACAACCAGGGCGTGATAATCATGCACGACTGGTTCAAAGACGCTTTGATGCAGAAAAACGGCATTGTTAAGGCGTACTGGGAAGACAAAGAAGACGTTACCAAAGAGAGTTATCAAGGCTTGTCTGATGACGAACTGGCTTTGTTGCTGCAAGATAAAGACCTAGAGATTGTTGAGCAGGATACGCAAGAATTCCCGATGCTTGACCCGATGGGTATGCCTGTAATGAACGCTGACGGAACCCCCGTTACTTACGGCATCCATGACGTTAAGGTCGGCAAGAAGCTCAAGACCGGCAAGGTTGTCGTTGAGAATGTTCCGCCTGAAGAGTTTTTGATCTCTAAGCGCGGTGTAAAAATCTCTACATCGCCATTTGTCGCGCACCGTCGAATAATTAGCCGTAGCGACCTGATCGCCATGGGCTTTGATAAAGACGTTGTTAACGGCTTGGCAACTGGTGATGCACTTGCGTACACGCCTGAGCGAGTGGCTCGATTTAGCCCAGGTGAGCAGCCCCGCGATACTCAGGCTGAAGACTTCGCAATGCAAGAGATTGAAGTCTTTGAGTGCTATATCTACGTTGATGAGGATGAGGAAGGAATCGCTGAGTTACGTCAGGTCTTCTACGCAAGCAACGAGATTCTGAGCAATGAAGAAGCCGATTACGTGCCCTTCTACTCGGTTTGCCCGATTCCAATCCCCCACAAGTTCTTTGGTAACTCGCTGGCTGATCGCACTGTTGATTTGCAGTTGATTAAGACCACCGTTACTCGTCAGATGCTGGATAACCTCTATCTGACGAACAATGCTCGTGTGGTGGCTGTAGAGGGTCAGGTTAACTTTGATGACTTGCTTACATCTACCGCTGGTGGCGTAATTCGCGCAAAGTCTCAGGGTGCGGTGCAGCAATTGAACGTGCAGAACGTCGCTTCACAGTCATTCCCCATGCTGGAGTACCTTGATCGCGTTCAAGCCAAACGCACCGGTGTAACCGAAGCCAGCCAGGGCCTTGATGCCGCTATCCTGCAAAATGTGACAGCCGCAGCCGTGGCCTCGATGCAGCAAGCTGGCGCAGGCAAGATTGAAATGATCGCTCGCATCTTTGCTGACACGGGTGTGCGTGACCTCTTTTACGGCATCCTGCACCTTGTCACCAAGTACCAACAGAAAGAGCGCATCATTCGTTTGCGTGGCCAATACGTGGCAATTGACCCTCGCACATGGGCTAACAAGTACGATTTGACGGTGAATGTTGGTTTGGGTAACGGCAACCGCGACCAACAAATGGCCATGTTGCAAATGGTTCTTTCTAAGCAAGAGCAGATGTTGGCTCAGTTTGGCCCGTCTAACCCGCTGGTTTCGTTTGGCCAGTATCGCGGCTCTTTGGGCCGTATGGTCGAGGCGGCAGGCTTCAAGGATTCTGCTGAATTCTTCAAACCGATTAGCCCCGAGCAAGATCAAGCCTTGTCTAACCCACCTCAGCAACAGCCTCAAATGCCTCCAGAGGTGCAAGCATTGATGGCCAAGACCCAAGCTGATATTCAAGCCCAGCAAGCCAAATTCCAAGCTGATATGCAGATGCAGCAGCAAAAGATGCAAGCTGACCTTGAGTTTGAGCGCCAAAAAGCCGCACTTGAATTGCAGTTGCAACGCGAGAAAGCCCAAGCTGAGCTTCAAATCATGCGTGAAAAAGAAGCCTCAAAACTTCAATTAGAGCGCGAGAAGATGAATATGCACTTCGTTATGAAGCAGCAAGAATTTGAGGCTGAAGCTCAATTGAAGGCTATGAAGGTAGGTGCAGGCATTACCGCTAACGTGGAGATTCCAGGATGACACCCGAGCAAATCCTTGCAATTGATCTGGAGCGTAATCAACCCGATTACATGACGTTCCAGAAATCAATTGGGTTTATCAACAAAACCCTCAAGGAAGGCGGGAAAATCCTGCGCCAAGGCGACACACTTATGTTGTTTCGCAACATTGGTAACAACACGGTTCTATTTCATTCATTCAGCGCAGACAAGCCCGCCGCTTATCTGAAAAATATGGCGATGTTTGCCGATATGCTGAAAAAGATGGGATTTGAAACCGCTGTAACAACCTACCAAAACCCCAAACTGTCTTCTATGTTTAAGGCCGCTGGATTTGATGCGACCGTGACACAAACTGAAGACGGTTATCAAGCTGAAGTGAGGCTCTAATGGGTGCTGTATCTAAAGCCGTTGAAGATGTTGGCAATTTTGTCTCTGACCAGATTATTGAGCCTGTAGTTCAGACGGTTGAGCAGGTCGTTCAAAACCCGCAGGCATTGGCCACAGTAGCCTTAGCCGTTGCTGCGCCTGGACTAGGTACTGCAATTGGCTCTGCTTTGGGTGCGAGTGGTCTTGCGTCATCCGTTGTCGGCAATGCCGTTCTTGGCGGTGCGCTTTCAAGTGCTTCAGGCGGTAACTTTGGTGAGGGTGCTCTTGCTGGTGGTGTAGGTTCTTTGGTGGGTTCTTATGCCAACCCAGCAATCAGCGAGGCGCTTGGTGGCGGCACTGTTGGTAATGTGGGTGCATCCGCGCTGACTGGTGGTGCTCTGTCAGAGCTTAGGGGCGGAGACTTCACCCAAGGCGCATTGTCAAGCGGCTTAACAAGTGGAATCAATGAAGCCAAGCAAGACGCAGTAACCGACTACCTGCAAAGCATTGAAAGCGCATACGCCCCAGCGCAAGGCCCGACTGAAGCCGATGTGTTAGCCGCAGAGCCATCTATCAACAATGTTATTCAGACCATTGCTCAGCCTGCCGACTTCAATCCGGCGTTGTATGACGTGGGCAGGGCGTTAGTTCCAGTGGCTGTGGGCTCTTTATTGGCTAATCAAATTATGCAGCCTGCAAGCCAGCCAACTGGGTTTGATGTTGTATCTGCACCTGGCCAATTTAGAACGCCTGAATACAACATGGCTTTCACGCCATCTGCGCCAATTGATTTTGGCTCGCCTGAAATGCTCAAAGGCACGCAGTGGGAAAACCCAAGCCTATCAAACTTGATTAACACGCTAAATACGCCTAATATGTCTCAATACAATGAGCCAATAGGAAGTATTGAGGGTGTTCCAATGTCAATCAACGACATTATTTCCAATCTAGGAAAGACTTATACAGGTCAATCCAGCCCCTCTATTGATAGCATCATTGCCAACATTCAAAGCCAATATGGACAAACAACTTAAAGCGCAATGGGCTAGTAACTTACTTGCTGATGACTTTTTTAAGGAAGTCATGAGCGAATTGAAAAATCAACAGATTAGTGTGATAATTAACTCAAATCGTAATGAGGCTGATGAGCGTGAAGCCGCTTACAGCCACATTAAAACTCTTGATTTGTTTATCGGTCATTTGCAAGGCATAGCCGCAGAGACTGAGATTCAGAAAAAGAGATGGAAGATTCTGTGAGGCAACTCACCCGTAGTTCGGACGGTTTCCGACAATTGATGAGATATTGAAATGGAAAACACCAACCCTAACGGGAGTGAAAGCCTAAGTGTTAATCAAGCCGCATCTGCGTTTCTGGGTTTGATGGGTGGAGACGAGGGAGCCGAAGGCCAACCCGAACAGCCAGCCGAAGAACTTGAAACCAGTGCTGAATCTGATGAAACTGATGAAACTGAGTATTCGGGTGAATCAGATGAGCCTGTAGAGGAAGTAAAACCCCGCTACAAGGCCAAGGTCGGTGGTGAGGAAGTTGAGGTAGAACTCGATGAGCTTATCAACGGCTATCAACGTAGCAAGGATTACACGCAAAAATCTCAAGCTCTTGCTGAGCAACGCAAAGCTGTAGAAGCTGAGCGCCAACATCTTGAGCAGGTTAAACAAGAGCGGCAAGCATACGCCCAGAAATTGCAGGCCCTCGATAGCTTCTTGAGCCAGCAAAACAAGGGTGAGGATTTGGAAGTTTTGAAAGAGACAGACCCCATCGGCTATGCCGTGAAGGTGGCTGAGCAGAGTCAGAGAGAGAAGCAGTTAGCAGTTGTACGAGCCGAACAGCAACGCATTGCCCAACAGCAACAAGCGGAGCAGCAGCAGCAATTGCAAAACCACCTCAAGTCTGAAGCTGAAAAGCTTACGTCTGTTATCCCAGAACTGGCCACGCCAAAAGGTGACGCTATCCGGAAAGAAATCCGAGAATATGCGAAGTCTGTTGGCTGGACAGATCAAGAACTCGCCTCAGTGTATGACCATCGCGCTGTGCTGACTTTGTATAAAGCGATGAAGTTTGAGCAGCTTCAAAAGGGCAAACCTGAAACCTTGAAAAAGGTGCAGCAAGCTCCCAAGATGCTGAAAGCTGGAACTTCTACGCCTGACACCAAGTCTGCACAAGACAAACAGGTAATGCAACGGTTGCGCCAAACCGGAAAAGTCACTGACGCAGCAAAAGCATTTGAGCGTTTTCTTTAATTTTTGGAGCTTTTAACATGGCAACCTATCAAACCTATACGGCCATTGGCCAACGTGAAGACCTGGCCGATGTGATCTATGACATCTCGCCAACTGCCACCCCCTTCATGTCTTCTATCGGCAAGACCAAAGCCACCGCTACTTACCACGAGTGGCAGACTGACAGCCTGGCCGCTGCTGCCTTGGGTGGCGCAGTTGAAGGCGCTGATGCCTCTAGCATCACCGCCTCGCCCACTACCCGTATCGGCAACCGCACCCAGATTTTCACCAAGTCTGTTGCTGTCGCTGGCACTTTGGAAGCGGTTGACAAAGCAGGTCGAAAATCTGAGAAAGCTTACCAGCTTGCAAAAGTGTCGGCTGAACTTAAGCGGAACATCGAATTGACCTTGCTGTCTAACCAAGTTTCGTCCGCTGGTAACTCCAGCACCGCCCGCACCTTGGGTGGCTTGCAGGCTTGGCTGGCTTCTAACGGTGACTTCGGTACTGACGGTGTTGCTGGTGCTAATGGCACTACCGCGCGCACTAACGGCACTAACCGCACCTTCACTGAAGCTCTGTTGAAGACCGTGGTGGCTGAGGTGTACGCTTCTGGCGGCTCGCCTAAAGTCTTGATGGTTAACCCCACACACAAGCAAACCGTTTCTGCTTTTGCTGGTATCGCTGCACAGCGTTACATGGCTCCTGCAAACGAGCCTACCACCATTGTCGGGGCGGCTGATCTCTACATGAGTGACTTCGGAGTAATTTCGATTGTCCCGAATATTTTCATGAACAGCACCAACAGCGGCAACGAAACTGCTTTCGTGGTTGACCCCGACATGGCTGCCGTGGCTTATCTGCGCCCATTCCAAACCATTGAATTGGCTAAGACTGGCGACAGCGAGAAAACCCAGTTGCTGGCTGAATTGACCCTTGAGGTCAAGAACGAAGCCGCTCACGGCATCATTGCTGACCTGAGCTAATCTGACGTAAGTTAGATGAAAGCCTCCCTTGGGAAACCTCGGGGGGCTTTTTTATTTTCATGCGAATGATAGAATTGCAATTATGGAAAACCCTACATTTCGCAAATCTGTAGCACACGCTGACGGTGAAGGTGGTTTGGTTATTCAAACCGTTCAGGATGTTTCTGAAATTGTTGAAAGAAACAAGCAGGAATTCAACAGTTACGACGAACGCGCCAAATGGTCTAATGAGCTGTATGGAAACAAAATTGGCTCAGTTCCATTGACTGTAATTGATGAACTCAATAAGCAGGGCATCATGCGTGGATTCCACGTGGTTGACAACGCTCGGTTTGCAATGTGGCTAAATAATCCTGACAATCGGGCTTGGCGTACACGCCCAGGAGTGATCTAAATGAGCTTCACCAGTTATGCGGATTTGCAAACGACCATCGCTGGTTATTTGGCTCGATCTGACCTGACAACCCAAATTCCTGACTTCATTCGCCTTGCTGAAACACGTTTGCGTAGGGATTTGCGTATTCGTCAGATGCTCAAGTCGGTGACTACCGCAACGGTAGCCGCTGACAGTACGGTTGAGCTACCTAGCGATTTTCTTGAAGTACGTGATTTTGTCATTGTGGGCAACCCAGTCCAGCCTTTGAGCTACTACAGCCCATCGGCATTTAACCGCAACGCTCGCACTTGGGAATCAGGCAAGCCACTTGACTACACAGTCTTGGCCAATGATTTTCAATTGGCTCCGGTTCCAGACGCTGTATATACAGTCAAGCTCTTTTACTTTGCCGCGCCTGCTTTCCTGAGTGACGCAAACACAAGCAACGTGTTTCTGGCCAACACCCCAGATGCTTTGCTTTATGGCGCTTTGCTTGAGGCTGAGCCTTACTTGATGAATGACGCTCGAATTAACACATGGGGAACCATGTTTGATCGTGCTATTTCGTCAATTACGCGCTCTGATGAGCAGGGCCAATACTCAGGCGTACCGCTTGCAATCAAAACAACCTTGTGAGGTAAATCATGGCTGAAATGTCGAATTACTTAGAAAATGCGCTAATCAACGCAACTCTGCGAAACACGGCTTACACAAGCCCAACAACCGTTTACTTGGGCCTCTACACCACCGACCCAACTGACGCAGACGCAGGAACTGAAGTTACTGGTAACGGTTATGCTCGTCAATCAATTACCTTTGGCGCTCCTTCTAACGGTGTGTCTACAAACAGCGCGGCAATTGAGTTCCCTCAAGCTACAGGCTCATGGGGAACGGTTGCTTACGTGGGTATTCGTGACGCATCTACAGGCGGAAATCTGTTGTATCACACAGCTTTGGACGCATCGAAAACCATCGCCACTGGTGACGTTTTCCGTGTTGCCGCTGGCTCGCTTAGCGTAACGCTTGCGTAATGGCTGACCTGCTGCCACCGTGGTCAATTGATTCTCTAGACCAGTTAAAAGCTAGTCTAGATGATCTAACGCTCACGCTGGATAGCCCTCTTTACACAATATCAGTAACACTTTGGGACGCTTACGGCTCTGTCAGCGCATCTGCCTCTGTTAATGCTCAGGCGATACGGGTGCAAAACGCCTCGGCAAGCATTAACGTTTCTGCCAGTGTTTCTTGCGATGCAACACGGATTCAGTACGCAAACGCAGCGGTTGATGCAAATGCAACTGTTTCCGCAAGCGCAATCAGGGTTCAAAACTCTGATGCTCAAATCACTGCGAGCGCGGCTGTATCTTGTGACGCTATTCGCGTTCAAAACGCCTCTGGTGATGTTTTTGCCAGTGCTTTGGTATCTTGTGTAGGAACGAGGGTTCAATTCGCTCAAAGCTCGATAAATGCTTTTGCGGATGTTGACTGCTTAGGCGGGATTGTTGCTAACGGTGTTGCCTCTATCACTGCTGACGCAACGGTAAGCGCAGATGCAATTAGGGTGAGACTGGCAGATGCGGCAATAAATGGCCAGGCTACATTCAGTGCGCTGGGTGGCGTTATTGCTGACGGAGCCGCAAGCATTGAGGCGGCTGCTGACTTTGTGGCCAACGCCAATGTTATCTACGGCAGTTACCCCGCCTTTGTCGCTACCGCCTTGATTCAGTGCGCTGCTTCTAATGGCAGAAGCTGGCAAGATGAGGCGTTTAACGGCAACACATGGACGCAAGTTTCCGCCAATGAAAATACATGGGAAGTGGTAGCCTCGTCTGAGAATGTTTGGGAAGACGCGACATTCAATCAAAATACGTGGGCCGCACAATCAAACGGAAGTAACACATGGCTACAACAAAACTAACATTTGGCGAATGGATGCCCGATCAGCCTGGCATCTCAGGCGCTTTGACTGATGCTAAGAATGTTGTTTCTCAAGCCATTGGTTATGGGCCTCTGCCTACCGCTGCAACATTTTCTGCCGCTGCCTCTGAAAACCTGACAACCCTTGTTGCTGGCAAGACCCCAGCTAACGCCACAAAGCTATTTGCGGCTGGCACAACAAAGATTTTTGATGTATCAGGCGTAGGCGCATTGACCAATGTTTCTAAGTCTGGTGGGTACACGCCAAACGCTAACGCTGATCGTTTCCGGTTTACGCAATTCGGCAACACCATCATTGGCACAAACAACAACGACCCCATGCAGGCTTACACGCTGGGCACTTCTTCAGCCTTTGCGGACTTGTCTGCCTCGGCTCCGATTTGCAAGTTTTTGACTGTCGTGCGTGATTTTGTTGTTACTGCCTTCACCACTGAAAGCAGCGTTAAATATCCCGCGCGAGTACGTTGGTCAGGCATCAACGACGAAACCACATGGGGTTCTAGCCAAGTAACGCAAGCCGACTACCAAGACATTCCGGACGGTGGCCAGATTGTCGGCATCCGAGGCGGTGAGTTTGGTTTGGTTTTCCTTGAAAAAGGCATCAGCCGAATGAGCTACGCTGGTACGCCATTCATTTTCCAATTTGACAACATATCTCGTGGCAAGGGTTGCATCGCTGCGGGCTCAATCGCTCAGGTTCAAGGCATCAGCTTTTTCTTGTCTGACGATGGTTTTTATATGTGCGATGGCCAACAGATTCAGGGCATCGGCTCAGAAAAGGTTGATCGCTGGTTTTTCACAAATGCCGACGAAACCGGATTTGATTCCATGAGCGCGGCTGTAGACCCCATCCGCAAACTCATCATTTGGAACTTCAAGACCACATTTGCTCAGCGTCAACTGATTATCTATAACTTCAAAACCCAGAAATGGACGTATGGCGATGCGGGTGCAGACTACATTTCTGACGCATCTACCGCTGCGGTAAGTTTGGAAGGCTTAGATTCAATCTCTTCAAGCATTGACGCTTTGGCTGTGAGCCTTGATTCAATTCTTTACATGGGCGGCAAGTTCTTCTTGGGCGGGACGAATGGCGCTTATGTCGTGACCTACAACGGACAGCCAGCCACCGGACAACTGATTACAGGCGATTTAAACGCAGGCGGCAGGTCAATCGTTACATTGGCTCGTCCTCAAGTGGACAACGGCTCTGCGACCGTTTCCGTGGCTTCTAGAACCCTTCTCAGCCAAGAGTTGGGCTTCGGAACGTCTGTAGCGGCTGATTCTGAGAACCGTGTTTCGCTTCGGTCTAACGGCAACTACCATCGGTTTAAGGTTATTCCTACTGGGACTAACTGGACAACTGCTGTAGGTTTGGACGTTGAATTGTCTGGTCAGGGTGGGCGATGAATCAATTTCGCGTTTTACCTACATTCGGCCAAGACCCTCGCGTTATCGCAGAGGTTGTTAATGGCATCATGAATGGCAAGACCAACAACACAGGCACTGTTTCCCTGAATATGTCCGCGACAAATACGGTAATTCAAGACCGCAGAATAAGCCAAGACAGTGTTATTTTGTTTATGCCTTTGAACGAAAATGGCGCTGCTGAATTGGCTCATGGACATATGTACGTGTCTTCAAGAGGGCGGGGAACCGCAACAATTACGCATGGCAACCATACGCACGAGATGCTTTTTGCCTATGTTGTTATTGGCTAAAGTGTATATAATTGATTCCACCGGATTAACCGTCATGGAATCCAGAACTTCAAGGAGTTAAACATGGCGGTTACTACCACCACTCAGATCGACCCAACAATCCAGCCGTTTTTGAGCTACGGATTGACTGAGGCGCAGCGACTTTACCAAGCTGGTGGTCCTCAATACTACCCAGGCCAAACTTACGTTGGCCCCTCTGAAACCACGCAAACAGGTCTTCAGGCTCTTGAGCAACGCGCCCGTATGGGCAATCCATTGCTTGGTGCAGCGCAGCAACAGATTCAGGGAACAATTGGTGGTCAATATCTAAGCGGTAATCCGTTCTTTCAGGGCGCATTTGCACCTGCCGCACAAGCCGCAACTACTCAATTCCAAAAAGCAATTGGTGATATTGGCTCGGCTGCTTCTAAGGCTGGTCGATACGGCTCCGGTGCAATGGGTACGCTTCAAGAACGCGCTTCTGGTCAACTCGCTCAACAACTGAGCAACACCGCTGGTCAACTGGCGTATCAGAATTACGCAGACGAACGCGCACGACAGCAAGCCGCAACAATGGCTGCGCCCGCCATGTCTCAAGCTGACTACCAAGACATTCAAAACTTGTTAGCCGCTGGCCAGGCGCGTGAGGGCTACACAGGCCAACAGACAGCCGCTGATATTGCTCGATTCAATTTCCAGCAAAACGCACCGCAGCAGAATCTGGCTACCTTCTTGTCTAGCGTTTACGGCAATCCGATCAACAATGCGCGGAGCCAAACGCAAACAGGCTATGCCGATACCTCTACACTGCAAAACGTACTGGGTACGGCTGCAACATTTGGCGGTCTTTACAAGAATCTTGGTGGCGCTTCTGGAATCAGCAATCTGTATAACACCGCAGGCAACTGGCTTAGCGGCTTTGGCAGTCAACCCGCAACGGTTCCAAACGTGTATGGCGGTGCTTCTATTCCGCTGGACTACGCCAATTTCTAAGGAATAGCTATGGCTGGATTACTTGATATTTTTGGCTCTGGTGGTGGCGATACGCTTGGCCTTTTGGGAATGTCGCCAGAAAACATTCAGCAAGCTCGCGATGATGCTCAAGCACAAGCCCTTTACGGTTTGGCGGCTCGACTGTTTCAAGGCGGCAACACAGGTCAATCTATCGCTGAAGGCTTGCAGCAAGGTCAAAAGCTCTACAAATCTGCACTGCAAAACCAGATGCAAGAGCAACTGCAAGGCTTTCAGGTGCAGGATATGTTGCGTAAGCGCAAGCTAGAAGAGCAAGCCTTAGCCCGTCAAGCCATGATTGATCGCGCTGTAGCGGGTGCATATCAGCCTGCTGTGCAAGCTCAACCCGCCATGTTCTATGGCCAAGAAACACAATTGCCGATTCGTGATGAAGAAGGCAACTTGATGCCATTCGCCACCGAACCCGTTCAAGGTCGTGCGGCTGGTCTTGACTTTCAATCGTTTGCGCCTGCATTGATGGCCAGCCCTGAAGGTCGTAAAACCTTGGGTGAGTTGGCGGCTGCACAAAAAGCAATGGCTGGTGATACTTTCAGTCTTGCAGAAGGTGCGAAACAATTCCAGCGTAACCCGTTTACTGGTGAAGTGATTGAGGTTGCTTCTGGTGCGCCTAAGCGTGAGCCAATTCAGTTTCAAGATTTGGGAAATGTTGTTATCGGTGTTCAAAATGGCAAAGAGGTTATGCGCTTACCAAAAGGTCGTGCGCCTGAAGGCCCAGTTGCTTTGCAGCATATAGAAACAGATCAAGGCATTGTGGCTTTTAATCCAAGAACTGGTACGGTTTCTCCATTGTCACAAGATGGCAAGCCAATAATGGGGAAAGATGCTGGCAAACTTACTGAGGCGCAAGGTAATGCAGTTGCATACGGCACACGGATGCTAGATGCAAACAAAATCCTTACGCCTCTTGAAGATCAGGGCTTGAAGGATACTGGCAAAATTCGCGCTGGTGTAAGTGGAACTCTTGGTGCAGTTCCTTTAATTGGCGATGCTTTGTCTAAAGGCTCTGACAATATTTTCAATACATTGCCAACAATTCTTGGCGGTCTAAGTGAAGATCAGCAAAAAGTGATTCAGGCTCGAACAAACTTCATTACCGCTGTATTGCGTAAAGAGTCTGGCGCTTCTATCTCTCCTTCTGAATTTGCAACAGCGGAAAAAGTTTATTTTGCTGCGCCTGGAGACTCACAAGAAGTTGTTAAGCAGAAGCAAAAAGCACGTGAGACAGTGATTAATTCAATGAAATATCAAGCTGGCCCAGGCGCTAAGTTTATTGGTCAAGGCGTGACTCCTACGCCAACATCATCGGGGTGGTAAATGGCTGACATTACCGTTCAATTTTCTGATGGCACATCGCACATTTATAAAAATGCGCCTGACTCCATAACGCAAGAAGATGTTATCGCTAGAGCGTCAAAAGACTTTACTGGCAAAGAAATCACAAATCTTGACCGATCACTGAAAAAACAAAAATCTCTTGTTTCTCAAATTCCTGTTGAGGCTGGTGCAAATACAACACCTACAGTTGAGCAAGATCAAAAGTTAGCTGACATTATTCGTGGAATTGTAGAAACGCCTGCCGCAGTCGCTGCAAATCTTGTTAGTGGGCCTATTACGTATTTGTCTGGGGCTGGCGGACCTGAATTTCAGCAGCAAGTAGCGCGGAATATTCAATATCAACCGCGCACACAAATGGCGCAAGATGTGTTGGCTGCTATTGGTCAAGGATTTGAGGCTACAAAAATCCCTCCATTTATGCCTGGAGCCACGACATTTCAACCGCTGCTTGCAGATGCTGCAATGCAGGGGCGGGCCGTGGTTGCAAAACAAGCGGCACAAGCTCCCGTAAAAATTGGTGACGTTATCAACGCAATTCGCGCACCTGAGCCTCAATCAACAATGGTAGGCATGGGCGCAGCCGAGACAGCAAAAGCATTAGAGCGCCAAACACGAGCGCAGTCATTGCGCGTTCCAGTGGAGTTGACTAAAGGCCAAGCAACACGCGAACCAGGTGTTCAGCGTTTTGAAACAGAAACAGCAAAAACTTATCCTGAGACTGTTGGCGCTCCATTGATTCAGCGTCAAATTGCTACAAACCAAAACATTCTTAATAACTTTGACGCTTACACCTTAGCAACAGGCTCTGAAATGTCTGGCTTATTGCGCCCTGTTGGACAGATCGTTGATGCCGCTTTGGTCAAGCAAGCTAAAGAAGCAATGAGAAATGTCAACTCGGCTTATGCGGCTGCAAGAGCTTCTGGCGACACAAAGGCGCTTGTCCGTTACGACAACATTCTTGGTTACATTGATGAGCAAGGCCCAACCGTTAAGGAAAAGCTCGCTCCTATTCTTGGTGCTGTAGAAGATCAGCTTAAGAAAAATGACCCAGACGGTTTGGGCGTTATATCAATTGATTCACTTGAAGACATTTATCAGTTCATTGGTAAAAATGCTCAAGAAGGTACGCCAAATGCCGTTCAAGCTCGCTCGTTAAAGAACCTCATTAATCAGTCAACTGAAGGTGCTGGTGGCGATTTGTATAGGAAAGCTCGCCAAATGCGGGTTGAGTACGCGCGTCAGTTTGAAAATGCCGCTGCGGTTGATAAGTTGCTGAGAAACAAGCCTGGCACGACTGATCGAGCTGTGGCCTTTGAGGATGTTTTTGAGCACGCGATTTTGAAAGGTAGCTTCGATGACACGCGCAATATTGCATTGCTCTTGAAAAAAGGTGGCAGTGAAGGCCAACAAGCGTGGCGAGAGCTTCAAGGCCAAACAATTGAATATATCCGAGACCAAGCCACGAAAAATATTCAACGAGATGCAAGTGGCAGACCAGTACCATCGGCTGCTGGAATTAACAAAGCCATTAGAGACCTAGATGCTGACGGTAAACTTGACTATATCTTTGGCAAAAAAGGTGCTGAAGAAATTCGTAATTTGCGTGATGTAATCATGGATGTTTATAGCCCAGTTCAAGGTACAGTTAATTACTCAAATACTACAAGCACTTTGCTTAATGCGCTTCAAAATATCAATAAAACACCGCTATCAAAAGTGCCCGGCATGAAATATATGGAAGAATCTGCAAAGCAAAAAGCACTTAAAAAGACGGTTGAAGAGTCCCTGAAGTTTCAACCCTAATAATTGCTTTACCTCATTAACGGAGTAAAAAATGGCACGTACCAAGATCAGCGAATTTTCTGCGACCCCTGCAAACAATACAGACATTGACGGAATCAATATCGCTGAGGGCTGCGCTCCCTCCGGCATTAACGATGCTATTCGCGAGTTGATGTCTCAACTGAAGGACTGGCAATCCGGCACTTCAAACGACCCTTTGGTTATTGGTTCGTCTGGTAGCCTTACCCTCAGCGGTGGCACTGCAAACGGAGTTGCCTACCTCAACGGCTCCAAAGTCCTGACCACGGGGTCTGCGCTTACTTTTGATGGGGCTTCATTTAGGTCTTCTTCTGGAATTATTTTTGGCGGAACAAACAGTTATTTGTATGAGGGGTCATCTGATACAGTCAATTTGAGGGTTGGTGCAGATGGGCCATACATGATTCTTGGCCAAGATTTAGGCTCTGGTGTTTCTGCCTTTGGTAATGCAAGCGGCAATGTTGCTTTTTACGCAAGCAACTCCGAACAAATGCGCCTAACCAGCACAGGGCTGGGTATTGGTACAAGTTCGCCTAGTTATAAGTTGGATGTCAGTGCAGCGGGAAATGAATCTGGTAGGTTCAAAACATCCGGTTCTATTAACGCGCTGTATTTGGCGGACAGTAACACAACCGCAGGAACGCTTTACATAGGTACGGTGGGTAATGATTTTCGCGTGGTTACTGGCTCAAACGAACGCGCCCGTATAGACTCCAGCGGTAACTTTGGATTAGGTGTTACTCCTAGTGCTTGGGTATCCCCTGCTTTGCCTGCCTTTGATATAGGCACAATGGGAGGGATTGCGGGCCAAACAAATGCTGCTAATTTGCATTTTTTAGCTAATGCTTATTTAGGTTCAGGGCCTGCATGGAAATATAAAACTTCAAACTATGCAAGTCGTTTTACTGCTGGTAATGATTTAGGTACTGGAGGATTTTCTTGGTTCACAGCCCCCTCCGGCACAGCAGGTAACGCTATTAGCTTTACTCAGGCGATGACGCTTGATGCTAGTGGTAATGTAATTATTGGAACTACAACACCCGGCGGAAAACTTCGAGCTGCCCAATCTGCGAATGACATTGCACTTCGGCTTGATATGGCGAATACTGGGTTTACAAATCAGTTGATTTACCTCACCTGTAATACGCCCGAGGGTACGGGGTACACAATCATTACTTACCGTAATGAAAACGCTGCTCGTGATGACTTTATTGTTTTTGGCAATGGTAACGTGCAGAACCGAAACAACAGCTACGCTGGCATTTCTGATGCGAAGCTAAAAGAAAACATTGTCGATGCAACACCAAAACTTGCAGACCTGATGCAAGTCAAGGTGCGTACATACAACCTGATTGGGGATACACAAAAGCAAATCGGTGTTATAGCGCAAGAGTTGGAGCAAGTCTTCCCAGCAATGGTTGAAGAGTCACCCGACCGCGAAGTACGCAAAACGATTGATGAGAATGGTGTTGAGATTGAGGAATCTGTTGATCTCGGAACCACCACCAAGTCTGTGAAATACAGTGTGTTTGTTCCTATGCTCATCAAAGCCATGCAAGAGCAGCAAGCCATGATCGCAGAGCTTAAAGGCATTGTTGACCAACAAGCTGCACGTATTGCTGCGCTGGAATCTAAATAATTTTTGAAAGGAAACTGAAATGAACACCACTTGGAAAATCACACAGTGCGACCGTCTGACCGCTGACGGTTACATCACTACCGCCCATTGGACTGCAACCGCAGTAGATGGCGACTACACAGCATCTATTTACGCTACCTGCTCATTTGGTGAGGGTACTCCTACAATTCCTTACAACCAAGTTACGGAGCAAGAAGTTTTGAGCTGGTGCTGGGCTGGTGGCGTGGACAAGGCGGCTACTGAAGCTGCTTTGGCTGCTAATATTTCTTTGCAAAAGAACCCTGTTCAAGCCGCTGGCGTTCCTTGGTAAAACGGGAAGCCACCACTCGCTCTTTGGTGGCACATTAAAGGAATGAAATGAGTCAAAACAAAAACGCTCAGATCGTTATTGATGGCACTGAATACAGCGTGGAAAACTTCACCGATCAGCAAAAGGTACTTTTGGAGCATTGTCTAGACCTTGAGCGTAAGATTGGTTCTTGTAAGTTTCAGCTTGACCAGTTGAATGTAGGCAAAGATTCGTTCTTGAATTTGCTGAAAACATCTTTAGCACAAGCCCCTGTAGAGGCTTAAGACATGGCCACCGCTAAAACGCCAGCTAAGAAGACCGTAGCCCGCAAAACTCCGGTTAGGCGCAAGGCGGTGGCCAAGCCATCTACAAACCTTGTAGGAACCGCTGTAGAGCTTATCAAGTGGGTGGATAGCCCATTCAAGCTGGTTTCTGTCATTGTCATAACCATCGTGTTTGGCTTGGCGGCTTTGATCTGGGATTCTCGGGTGGTGATTCTTAACGCAATTACCAACTCAAGCTCAAAGTCTACGCTGCGAGAGATTCCGGCTTTAGAGAAGGTTGCTGTAAGTTTGATGAAAGACTTAGAGGCAACTACGGTTGTAGTGCACAAGGCTAACCTGATGGTCAACGGCAGGACTACGCTTTTAGCGTATGGTTCTAAGGGTCGTGATAACTCGTTAGACGGGTATAACTCCACCTTGTTTAACAAAGACCCAGTGCGTAACTCTGCCATGATCTCTATGCTCAATGGCGAGGTTTACTGCGGTAAGCACGAGACTACAGGCAAAACCTCTGAGTGGGAACAAAAGCAAGGCGTGAGGTTTTCTTGCTGGGCTTCTATCCCGCCTGAGATTGGTGAGTTTGGCGGTTATATATCCGTTGGGTTTAACTCCGAACCGTCTGACCTAACCGTGGTCAAGACACGTAGCAACCTAGCAGCAACAGAGATGGCAAAGTGAGATGGCTCTGGGTGTTTGCATTTATCGGAATAGCGATAGCAGCGCCTAGACAATGCAACTTGTCAGAGTTTGAGTATCGGGTAAGAACCATCCACAATCCCAGCGAAAGGCATGATTTTGCTGTCTGGTGGATTACAGGATACGGTGCTCAGTGCTCTGTAGAACAACTGACCTGGCTGTGGAATAACAGCCCTGATTTGATGGGAACCGCTGATACGCCTCAATGGAGATATTTATTATCTTTAGCAAGTGAGAAAAAATGAGAGTAGCACCACAAAACTACGGATTCATTAACACCCTGAGAAACATTGAGCAGGCGACCATTCGCAATCAGCAAAATATCAAGAACCTAGAAAAAATGAACCGTGAAACCATTCAATCTGCTGAATCAAAGCGAGAGACAGACAGAATGGAAAATGCAAAGTTTGACCGTGTGCGCCAAGCAAGAGAAGCATATTTAGGAAATGAATTGCAAAAGCTCGGACACAATGAAACAATCTATCGCGTTGACGTAAAAGTCTAGATAAAATCAATCATCTTTAACCGCAGAGCTTGACATGGATAACCAACAACTTTTTAACGTAGTCGTTTCAATTGCTGGTTTCCTAGCGGTTTATTTGATTAACAGCATGACGCGACAAGTCCAAAAGCTAGAAGACAAAGTAAACGAGTTGCCGCATACATATCTAGCCAAAGACGATTACAGAGCCGACATTGCTGAAGTCAAGGCCATCCTGAAGCAGATTTTCGACAAGCTAGACGGTAAAGCCGACAAGCACTAAGGAACACCATGCTAGACGCTCTTTTATCTGTTGGCACAAAAATCGTTGATCGGCTCATACCCGACCCAGAAACGAAAGCCAAAGCCCAGTTTGAGCTAGCAAAGATGGCGCAAGAGGGCGAGTTAGCAAAGCTGGCTAACGAAGCCAAATTGTTTGAGGTAGAGCAAAACAACCTTACAGACCGTTGGAAGGCTGATATGGCCTCGGATTCATGGCTGTCTAAGAACATTCGGCCAATGAGTTTGATTGCGATATTTACGGGTTATTTTACTTTCGCTATGATGTCCGCGTTTGGGTATAACGCTAACGAGTCATATGTCCAACTTTTGGGGAATTGGGGCATGCTGGTTTTCGGTGCGTATTTTGGTTCGCGCAGTCTCGAAAAGATTGCTGAAATACGAGGCAAAAAGTGAAATTATGCTCAAAATGCTGCGAACTAAAACCGCATACTAGCTTTTCAACTAACGGCAAGGCAAAAGATGGGCTGCATAGCTGGTGCCGCAATTGTGTTAACGTTCATCGCAAAGAAAATCGTGCTAAATACTCGATAGCCCAACGACAATGGGCTGAACTTAACAAAGAAAGGTTGGCGGCAAAAGATGCCGTTCGTCGATTGACGCCCGAGTACAAGCTGATGAAATCTGCGTCAGACAAAAAATATCGTGAACAAAACGCTGCCGCAGTTAAGGCTAGAAAGCAAGCATACTACGCGGAGCGCCCCGAGTTACGAAGGGCAGAGTACCAAAGAAACAAACAAGGTTACGTGGCAAGAGCTTACGCGCGTCATCACAAAATTAAATGTCTAACACCTCCAGACGCAGACAAAGCAAAACTAACTTGGTTTTATGAAGAAGCAAAACGATTGACGCAGATTACAGGCGTTAAACACGAGGTTGACCATATTATCCCCGTTAGCAAAGGTGGTTTGCACCACCAAAACAATTTGCAAATTTTGCCTTGGTTTGAAAACAGAGTAAAAGGCGCAAAAATCATGGACATGAAGGGCAAGAAGTGATTACCGCTGAGCAACTCAAAGCGTTGAACATTGGCGCAGAATGGCTTGAGCCGCTGAATGAGGCAATGCACCGCTATGAAATCAACACGCCTTTACGCATGGCGGCTTTCATTGGCCAGTGCTCGCATGAATCCGGCAACTTCAAGACCCTGCAAGAGAATCTGAATTACTCGGCTGAGGCTCTTTGTCGCGTCTGGCCATCGCGTTTCCCTAACCTGGAAGCAGCGCAACCCTACCACCGAAACCCTGAAAAGATCGCTAACAAGGTTTATGGCGGTCGTATGGGTAACGGCACTGAGGAAACGGGTGAAGGAAGCCTCTACAAGGGCCGTGGCTTGATTCAATTGACTGGCAAGGACAACTACACCCTTTGCGGTGATTCGCTGTCTGTAGGGCTTCTACGCGAGCCTGAGTTACTTCTAACGCCTAAGTACGCTGCACTGAGCGCGGCATGGTTTTGGAACAAGCGCGGTCTAAATAAAGAAGCCGATGCAAAGGACTACACCGGCATGACCAAGAAAATCAACGGTGGCGTGATTGGCCTAGAAGATCGGGTTAAACACATCAATCACGCATTAGATGTTCTAGAGGCTTGATAGGCTGGTACATACAGCCCTCTGACAAGCTAGATTCGATTGAGACAATAATAGACACTTGCTCATCAAAAATTTGAGACGGATGACGCGCCCAGCGTTTACAGTTCTTGCAAAAAGAATCTGCAAACTCTGGGATGCACTTGCTAACGGCTGGTGGCATCATCTTTGTATTCCAACTCCAAAAGCAACTCAAGATAGTGAATAGCCTTCTTAATATCGGCTGCACCATTCTTTTCTTTGTGGCGAGTAACGTATTTGATGACGTTGCCCTCACAAAACCCTAAGCCGTTGGTGTAAATGTAAACAATCGGCTGGATACCTTTGTCCTTGTAATGACTGCCTGACACTTGCTTATCAAGGGCTGACATTACACGTCCTTAACAAAAGTCCCGTCAGGCATCAAAGTACCCTTGCGGTCTTTGATCTCGTTATACGCATCTTTTAGGCAATCAACCATGTTGATATCCTTCAGGGCGCAGTAGTTGATGAGGCACACCAAAACATCCCCTACACCATCTTTAATCATCGGCAAGTCGTTCTTTAGCTCAGCATCGAATAACTCACCCATTTCAGAGCCTGCTTTCATAAGCTGGGTGTAAGGCTTTGCGTTTGGGATGATTCTGCGAGCCTCAGCCCACTGGATAACTTTTATTTCAACGTCAGCGTAACTCATAGGCTTCCTAAAAATGTTGGGCTTACTCGCTGCACTGGTGCGCTCTATCGGGAACCCCCAACAGCCAGAATCTGCTTTCAGCCCAGTTAATCAAAATGGGATATCAGATTCAGCAGGCGCTGGCTGGCTTTCCTCACGCGATTCTTTGCGGCCACCCTGCAAGGCAACCTCAATAACGCGAATGTCGGTGCTAATGCGTTTCTGACCGTTTTTATCGGTATATTCACGCTGGGACACATTCCCGCTAACCGTGACTGCCTGGCCTTTAACAAGGTAAGGTGACAAGGACTGAGCGCGTTTACCAAACAGTGAGCAATTCCACCAGATGGTCATGCGGTCTTTGCCTTGGCTATCAGCAATGGAGAAATTAGAGACTGGCTCGCCATCAGGTAGAAAGCGCACTTCAGCGTCTTTACCTAACTGGCCTGCAATGGTGATTGAGTTCATAGTTTACCTTCGTGCTCTTCAGCGATTTGATTGATGATTTGGTCGTAAAACTTACGTGCTGCTTCCACTTTTACCTTGATTTTGTCCTCCAAAGATTTATCACGGTTGTATTGAACTCGGGTTACTCTAAGCTCTGGGTTGATGTGGTCTACCTTGTGAAGCTCTTGATTCTCGTATCCGATCAGGTGCTCAGGCGTAGACACAAGGCAGTAGTCAATCTCGAATTGGTCTACATCCCATAACATCATATAAGCGCGACCCTGCCATTCGTAGGTTTTGTCTTCACCCTGAAACGACAAGACGGGGAATGTAGCCAGCGACCATGAGGATTTAATGTCATGGATTCTGCCAGGCGCTGATATGTCACATTCGCCTGTAATCCAGTCGTTTGTTTTGCGCTCGGTGTTCTTTTTGAAGTCAGTGAACAAAACAGAATTGAGAAGCTCGATAGATTTGTCCTCTACCAAGATGCCCTTTTCCATGTATTTGTTGCTGATTCGATCGTCGTAACCGTAGACAAACTCTTTAGCGAGCTTGATAACGGCTGTCTTAGCCCCAACAGAAAGCACCTCATCTTTACCCTTGGGGTCGGTCATGATCTCAGCGAGGGATGATGCGCGGAACTTAATCATTTGCAAGCGCCTCCACCAACTTAACTTCTTGAGCCTCTGTTAGCTGGAATGTCTGACGCAGCTTGTCAGTGGTGTATTCGCCTGCTTTGATCTTTGCGATAGCTTGCAAGAGCCGCGCATCGGTCAGAGTTTCTTTCTTAGGCGCTTTGGGTTTGCTTGCCGCATTGCCATCATCGTCTTCAGGGGCGATACCGCAAGCCGCCATCAGGCTGTAGCGTCGAGCGTATGTCAGCGCAGAGCCGTAACCTTGTGGGTCGTGCTTGCTGGCTGGTACGTAGATTTGACCGCAATTCAGGATTTCGCCTGATTCGTGGATAAAGACAGTCTCAACGACCACACCATCTGGGTTCGGGTGATTCTGCTGAATCAACGCAATCCCGTTATCGTTAAGCGCGTCAATGACCGCCTCAACGCAGGCCGCTAGATCAGCGTAGCGCGATTTGAAGTGCGGATTGGTAGAAGTCTTGAGAGCAGGGCCAAAGGCTTTTTGAGCCTTGACGAGTGCAGATGCGATGTTTTTCATTTCGTTACCTTGGTTACTTGTTCGGCTAAAAGCCACTTGTTGCCTAAAAACCGGATGGATTTTACCCACTGCCGACAATTGTGACGCTGGGTGCTTGATGGTACACCGTCAACGTAGAACAATCGACGGACACGTGTTAGATAGTGTGTTTGCATTTGCTTTCCTTAGTTGAGGAGCCTTGATTCTGAATTGAAAAAAAGAGCGCGTATATTAGGAAAAACCCCTATATACAAGCTTTTCTGCTTCACTTAACTTCTAGCTATGACACCTGAACAAGCCGAATACGAAGCTAGTCAAGCAATGCTTGATTACGCCACCTCACTGGTGATTCAATACACCGACCATCCTGGCGATGTTGAAGCAGCCACCAAAGCTCTTTTTGTTGTTTGCCTTGAGCAACTCTTTGACCGAACAATCTACATCGAAAAGATCACCCGATGACCTACGCAACAGACCCTTTGTCTCAGTGCA